AGTGCCAGTATAAGCATCATATTGCGCAGGAGAGAGAGTATTTTGATAAGAAGTTAAGGAAGACAGAAAGGAAGGTATCTTCCCAATATATAGGGAGTAATATTTGACAAAATCGGAAAATCCGATTAAACTTTAGGCAAATAGGGTCGCTCCCTGTTTAATAGATTTAGAGCCTGTTCTGTGCTAGCACACAGGGCAGGCTTTTTTATTGCCTATGAATATTACGAAAGCAAACGGATACACCCCACCAATAGAATTAAGGCGATTCTGCCAAACTCTTTTATCCGATGAAGTTAGGGGAAATAAAGATGAAGCCGAAAGAAAATCTGGCGTACGTAAGCAAGTTTTTTATTATCACTTTAAACTTAAGCCGGAATTTCGTCAATGGTATTCAGATTTCTGCGATGAATCATTAAAACGCAGTGAATCTTTAGCGACATCTCACCTCATTAAACAAATCGAAGCTGGAGACATCCAGGCAATCAAACTTTACTACGAATTAATTGGGAAGATAAGCAATAAAGTGTCGGTCAACAACACAAATATCATTAAGAATATTGTTAACCCATTAGGCAAGTTACAGGATGAGGAGTTGGATGGAATCCTTACTGGATTTACCCGTAAACCTATCTCGTAAAGATAAGGAAACAATAGTCGGTGTATTAGCTGAGAAAGCACGCCGGCATTTTGCTGATTTCTGCAGGTATAGCAATAAGGATTATCAGACTCCTTTACATATTCAGAATCTTATTGAAAAACTTGAAGCAATAGAAAAAGGTGATCTTCTCCGACTTATGGTTTTCATGCCTCCCCGGCATGGCAAATCTGAAACAATCTCGAAGAAATTTTCCGCCTGGTATCTTGGCAAACATCCGGATAATAACGTCATCATGTCTTCATATGGTTTTACCTTAGTCAGGTCATTCTCTAAGGATGTAAGAGATCTGATCGAGAGCCGCAGGTATAAAATCGTTTTCGATATTTCCACAGCCGATGATTCTCGGCAGGTCAAGGATTGGGATATTGCTGGACATACCGGAGGTCTGCTTGCGCAGGGCGTAGGCGGGTCCATTACCGGATATGGCGCACATCTTTTTATTATTGATGACCCTTTTAAGGACCAGAAAGAAGCCGAGTCGCAATTTAATCGGGATAATGTATGGGATTGGTTTAGAAGCGTTGTATTAACGCGTTTAGAACCAAATGCCGCGATTATCTTGGTTATGACCAGGTGGCATCAGGATGATTTAGCCGGCCGTATTTTGGCAGAAGAAAAATTGATAGGAAAAAAAGAATGGGAAGTTATAAATTTTCCGGCCCTGGCAACCGCTGACGATATTCTTGGAAGAAAAGAGGGCGAGGCTTTGTGGCCGGAACGATATCCGGAAGATGTTTTGCTTAATACTAAGCGCACAGTAGGATCCAGGGTATGGTTTGCGCTTTATCAGGGCAATCCTCAGGATCCGGAGAGCCAGAAATTCAAAAGAGACTGGTTTAAGTATTATGACAATCTTCCAATGGAGATTGTCAAGCGCGGCGCCGGCGCGGATACGGCGACTTCATTGAAGTCATCCAATGACAATACTTCTTTAGTTGATGTATGCCGTGACAATGAAGGCTTCCTTTACGTGGATGATTGTTTTTGCGAAAAGATTACTGTTAGCGGATTCGCTAAACATTTAATCAATCATCAAAGAATTAAGAAATATAGCAAGATTAAGCTTGAAAAGAATAATGCCGGCGAAGCGTTTAAACAGCGTATCGATGAAGTCGCTCGGGAAGATGGGATATCGGTACCGGTAGAGTGTGAGCAAACATCAACTGACAAGATGGTCCGCGCCATGGAATTCCAGGCATTGGTTGAGAATGGAACGTTAAGATTTAAGAAAGGTCATGCGAAAATCGCTGAACTTATAGAACATCTTATTAACTTTGATGGTAATGGCGGCGACATTGATGATGATGTGGATGCTTTAGGGTTCGCTATTAAGGCAGTTATTGGCCATGATCAGGCCGAGGTCTATGTCTCAGCCCACAGTGTCTATTAAACTCGGAGGAGCGTGATGTTAGGTTATGTTTATAAAACAACTAACTTAAAAAATAATAGAGTTTATATAGGACAACGTAAGGGTAGATTTACGCCTGAATACTACGGAAGCGGGTTAATAATTAAGCGAGCCATAAAAAAAGAAGGTGTAGGTTCTTTTAAAGTAGAAGTAATCGTTTATGCGAAAGATAAAAAAGAACTTGATTATTTAGAGTGTAAATTTATTAAAGAATACAAAAAGTTATACGGTAGAAATATTTATAATCTTTCAGATGGTGGCACAGGAGGAGTAACTCATGGTTTTAGGCAGACATGTATGTGCATAAAGTGTAGAAATGTAAGAGGCGAACTGACGGGAAAGAATAACTTTATTGTTAAGATAGGCGGTCATACCGAAGAGTATAAAAACAGATTGAGTGTTAGGCAACAAGGTAAAACATTAAAAGAGATGGGGCATAAAGATACTTGTAGTTGTAGTTGGTGTAAGAATAAAAGGCATGAAATTTTTGGCACAGCACATTTTAGATATGGCAAAAAAAATAAGCATCCCGATACTTGCTCTTGTCCATTTTGCAAAGCTAAAAGAAGAGAGTTCGTGGGGGTAAACAATCCTATGTATGGAAAGCATAGTTGGAATAGTGGAAGGAGTAAGAATGCTTGAGATATTTAAAAGCCCAATAATTATTCGGGAGATGAGAAAGCAAATTGTAGATTTACAACATTCCGTGGATATTCTCCTGGGCGAAGTAACAGAGCGTTCATCTTATACTGGTAACAGTTATACGGATTATAAGACCGCTATTCAAGCACTCGCCAGAAAATATGAAGGAGTTGATTCTTGGGGCGTTCTGCAAGTAGGTAACATCATAGACCTCAGAAGCGCGTTCATCATCGGTCAGGGAATTAAACTCGTACCGAAGGATAAGAATTCGCGTGAGTTCAAGTTTATTCAGGAATTCATTGAGCATAATAACTTAGATGAAGAGATGCCACAGGATTTGGCTAAGGAAGCGGAGATTGAAGGCAGATGTCTAGTCAAATTAATTCTTAATGAAGAGAAACAACAAATAGATATCCGGTTCATATCTTATTCAGTGAACGGATATAAAGTCAATACTGCTGTTGGCGATTATCAGAAATATGAAACTGTAACATATCAAGACAAAGATAGTAAATCTCAAGTAACTTTGAACGCCAACGAATTCGTATATAAGAAATTCTCCGGCCGTCTCAGCAAGGTCAATGACCTCATGCCTAAGACTGCCAAGGTGCTTACGCAATGCGAGAATTTGGACAAGGCGTTATATGACTGGAGAAAAATAAATAATCTGTTTGCGTCGCCCACTCCGGTTGTTGAGTGCAATGCGGATGCGGATGCCAAAGCTATTTCAGATATGGTTAATAAGACTAAATGGAATATAGGCAAGCTTCTGGTAATCAAGAATGCTATTTATAAACTCGTGGGTGCGGACGCGGTGGGAACGAACGCGTTGAAGGAAGAAATCATTGCCCTAGCAAAAGTTATTTCAGGCGCGACAGGCGTGCCGGTGCATTTCCTCGGATATCCGGATCTGATGAGCAATCGCGCGACAAGTACCGATCTGTTTGAGTTCATCAATGCTTCTTGCAGTAAAGAGCGCAGCATCTGGACCGGATTTTACGAAGAACTATTTAATAAAGCACTCGTGATGGCGAACGCATTTAATTTTGGATTTCAGGAAAACACTGTTAAGGCTTCGATACTCCAAGTTACCGAGGCGAAGTTGCAAGAGTTGGCTAGCGTTTGGCTGCCTCTGTATAACGCCAATGTCGTGGATTTGGATTACATACTCAGTAAGATTCCTGATGCTGATCCGGAGAAGATAAAAAAGGCGAACGAGGAAAGCGCGATAAAGATGATGGAGAGTATTAAACAACAGGAAGCGAATGCGGCAGCAGCGCAGCCGGCAGTTGAACAACCAGTAGGAACGGGGGCAGCACAATGAAAAAAATAATCATCAGAGCAGAACTCCAGAATTTAGCCAAGCGAGAAATCCTTGAGATGGTGCCGGTTGATACTCTTGCACGCATAAAAGAGACTGACTCCAAGCCAGAGTTCAAAGTTTTCTGTGTCGGACATGAGGGTGTAGCCAATGCACAAGAGTTATCATTCGGCAGTAAGGTAGTCAAGGCTTATCACTATGTTAAGAATATGATATTCAAATTAGGCGAGAAGTTGCAGTTTGGCACACCGATATTCAATGGACACGGAGACACTAACGACCATACCGGCCGCGAGAAGATAGGCGAGTTGGTAGGCAAGTCAATCAGGATGATGGGCGATAAGATGAGCGCCCTTGCTGTTACTTACATTTATCCTCAATTTAGCAAACTTGCTTTGGATGTCGCGTCTATCGAGGGAGAGGTCGAGTATATACCGAAGGGCGTAGATAGTGGAGACGTCATAGACATTAATAAAATTACTGGAATAGCGTTGGGGTCGTCAAAGATGAACACCCCTGCTTTTCTTGGGGCTACGATTTTGGGAACGCTTCAGGCGTTCTCAAAAGACGCGCAGTTTAACCGTAAAACGGAGGAGAAGATGACAGTAGCAGAGATTATCGAGGCGATTAAAGAGGCAGGAGCAAAGATCACGGATATATTTACTCCAGAAGAAATCACGGCAAGCGAACCAGCGAAGAAATTTAAGCAAACTGAGTTTGAGCATGCTAAACGTGTGGAAAAAGCACTGGGGGAAGAGAGAGAAAAAGTAATCACGCTTACGAAATCTATTGACGAAGCGAATACGAAAGTTAAGACTTTGAACGAGCAGGTCAGCAAGACTCAGGTCGGCTCCTTATTCACCAAGTCAAATGAGGTGCGCAAGTTCAACGACAAGCAGAAAGTATTCATAGAGAGACGGCTCAATACGTTCAAGTCGGATAAGTCCGGGGATGAATTGCAGTTGGAGTTTGATAAATACCTGGATGCAGAGGTAAAGGAATTCGGCGAGTATGCCAAGGTCATGGGGATTAAGGTCGAGAACGCCGCAGATGACAAAGATAAAAATAAAGGCGCGGGGAATACCGATGGTAAAGGCGGAGATGGTAAAGATTTATCATCCGGTCATGAAGCCAATGATTTTATACCAAAGGAATAACTGACGAACGTAAGTTCGGGATACCTGCTCTGATGCGTCCTTAAGGAGCGGAGAGAAATAAGGACAGAAAATACTTAATTAAACCAAGGAGGATTCAAATGGCAGAATCAGGATTGAAATTAAGATGTGCGGATTTTGAGACGATCAAAATCACCGCGGCCAGCCCCAGTACTTATGTGGCTGGATTCCTGACTAAAGTTGAGGATATGGTCGTTGCCGTCATAGATGATATCGCGGCTTTAGCCGAAGGCGTAGCAGTTTACAAAGCAAAAAAGATTCTCTTACCCAAGAGAGTCGGCACTACCTGTGTATTCGCGGCAGGCGATAAAGTTTATTATAACGGTTCAGTTAACAAACTGGACATCGCTACAACTTCCACATATACGCTTTGCGGAAGGGCATTAGAGGCAGCCGGTGCTACGGCAACGGAAGTGTTAGTTGATTTTAACGGAGCTTGTGCGGCGTAATAACTTACTCGGCTGAGATAGCCACAGGGATATAAAGTTCTTCATCAGTAATAACAAGGAGGATTCAAATGAAAGGCAGAATTATAGCCGACTGGACGAAGGTCAGTTTTACTGATCCCGCTCTAAGGGCAAAGGTTGTGGGTGCTTTACAGCACTTCATGAGACAGCCTGCAGCGATTGATAGCCCGATCCGCA